CACTACGTAAGCACCCTGAGTATACAGAAGTGATAGAAGAACAAGAACAACCAGTATTAAAGAAACCTTTAACAACGAAAAAACAATTAAAGGAAGTTTAAATGGCAATTTATCGTGGTGCAGGTGGTGCAAGTGATGCTACCAATGATGCTACAGTTTCAGAAGTTCAAGGTTATGCAGCTCAGGCTGCTACATCTGCTACTAATGCTGCTAACAGTGCAACTGCTTCTTCAACCTCTGCTGTAGCTGCAAGTACATCTGCAAGTGATGCAGCAACTTCTGCTTCTAATGCTGCTACAATTCTAAGCAATGCGTCAGGTCAAGTAGGTTTAGCTCAAGGGTATGCTAATGATGCAGAGTCTTCTGCTGATGATGCCGCTGCTGCGTTAGCTCTAGCTGAGACTTATCGTAATCAAGCTTCTGCTTCTGCTAGTGCTGCAGATACAAGTGCTGATTTAGCTGCTACTATTACCGGTGACTTAGCTGCTGACTTAGAAGCTGTTGAATCTAATCGTATTGCTGCTCAGACTGCTGAAGATGGTGCACAGACTGCTGAGACTAATGCTGCGACATCTGCAACTGCTGCCGGTGTAAGTGCTACATCAGCTACTGCTAGTGCATCGGCTGCTTCAACAAGTGCCAGTGCTGCTGCTACTTCAGCAACCGCTGCTTCATCTAGTGCAACAACTGCAGCGACTCAAGCAACTACAGCTACTACAGCCGCTACTTCAGCCTCTTCTAGTGCTACAAGTGCTACAGCTTCTGCATCTACTGCTACAACTAAAGCTTCTGAAGCAAGTACCTCAGCTACTAATGCAGCTTCTTCAGCTTCTGCTGCGTCTACTTCTGCTACTAATGCAGCTTCTTCAGCTTCTGCTGCGTCTACTTCAACAACTGCTGCTGCAAGTTCTGCTACGTCTGCTAGTGGTTCAGCTACTACAGCCACTACTAAGGCAAGTGAAGCTTCTACTTCAGCAACTAATGCAGCTTCTAGTGCGTCTGCTGCAGCGACTAGTGCGAGCAATGCTGCTACATCTGCAACGAATGCTGCTGCTTCAGCGACTGCTGCTGCAGGATATTCTCCAAGTCAAACAGGTAATGCCGGTAAGTTCTTAACTACTGACGGAACTGCTACATCATGGGGAAGTATTCCTGCAGGTTATACCGATGCTAATGCAAGAGCTGCAGTCTCTGCTACAGGATCATTATCATATAACTCAAGCACAGGTGTGTTTAGTTATACCCAACCAACCAATGTGTCAACCTTTACGAATGACTCAGGTTATCTAACTGCAAGTAGCACTATCAACGGAGGAACATATTAATGGCTACATTAATTACTAAGAACAGTCAGACTTCATCGTCTGTCCCGTCAGCAGGATCGCTTAGTACAGGTGAATTAGCTGTTAATACAGCAGACGCAAAACTATTTACAAAGCATAGTGACGGTTCAGTTAAAGAAATTGGATCAAGTTTTCCTTCAGGAACAGTGATGTTGTTTGTGCAGACAAACGCACCAACTGGATGGACTAAATCTACTACTCATGATAATAAAACTTTACGTGTTGTAAGCGGAACAGCGAGTTCAGGTGGTTCATCCGGATTTACTACTGTATTTACAAACCAAACACCAACCATTAATACAAGTGGTTTAAGTGCAGGTGCAACAACATTAAGCACAGCACAGATGCCTAGTCATACACATACTCAAAAGTATGGATCTACTGACGGAGGTACTTTTAATATTTTTGCTAATGTAGGTAATGGCGATAATTTAAGCGCAGGTCAAACAGCTTCAACAGGTGGTGGCGGGTCTCACTCGCACTCTATGTCAGGCTCAGCAACATCAAGTGCTATTACATTAAACGTAGCATATGTTGATGTTATTATTGCAACAAAGAATTAATTAAATGAAAATAGAATCAAAAGCGAACTGTCCTTTAGATGGATTCAAACCTTGCAGACAACTCGACTGTGCTTGGTTCTTACAAATTAGAGGAAAGAATCCTAACACAGGAGACGATGTTGATGAGTGGGGTTGTTCAATGGCTTGGTTGCCTGTTATGATGATTGAGAACAGTCAGCAACAAAGACAAACAGGAGCTGCGGTTGAATCATTTAGAAATGAAATGGTAAAGTCAAACGAAGTAGGTCAACGTGTTTTATTAGCTGCGGCAGGAGTTTCTCCTCAAGCACAAACAATGATATTGGAGAATAATGTATGAAACTAGTAATTATCCCTATTGATAATGCTGTATATGTAGATGGTTTTTCTTATTCAGCTTTAGATCTATCTTTCTGTCCTACTGAAATACATGCCCTTCAGTGGAATGTATCAAAAGGGTGGATTGAATTTAAAGATAATGATGAAGGTATTAAACCTCAAAATCAAATAATTACTGAACTTCCTTCTTGGGCTGTACAATCAAAAGCTAAATGGGATGAAGCTAAAGCTTTAGAAGAAGCTGCTAGATTAGCTGCTGAAAAAGCTGCTAGATTAGCTGCTGAAAAAGCTGCGGAGTAATAAATGTCAGAGAACATAACAGATAAGGACTTCGGAGCTTTACAAGCAGAAGTCAAAATACTAATTAACGAAGTTCATCTGTTACGTAAAGAGATGCAGCAGGTTAATGCAGTAATCAACCAAGGTAAAGGTGGATTATATGTATTACTACTAGCTGCAGGTTCTATCGGTGCAGGATTTACTTTGTTGATTAAGAAAATGTTTGGTGCTTAATGAGACAAATATCTGTAGGTAAGAACTTAGCAGCCGGTGTAGAAACAACAGTCTATAAAGTTCCTCAAGGATATAGAGCTAACTGGAATCTATTATACATTCATAATTCACTAGGTAACAATAAAACAATCACAGTTGATTGGTATGATAGTAGTGAAGACACTCATGTTAAGATTCTAGAAAACTATCCTTTTGCTGCTAATGCTTACTTTCAATTTAGTGGACAAGGGTCAGGTGTAGTAATGGAAGAAGGTGATGAAGTCCACATGACAACACAAGCTTCTTCTGCTTTTGGTGTTGTTTGTACTTTTGAGTTAACAAGATTAAACAACGGATAATATAAAGGAAATAATTATGCCAATGGTAAAAGACAAGAAGTTCCCTTACACAGCTAAGGGTAAGAAAGAAGCTCAGTCATACGCTAAGAAGACTGGTGCTAAAGTAGCATCAAAACCTGCTAAGAAGATGGCTAAGAAGAATGGCTACTAAGCAAGACTCTAGACTAGAACGTGCCGGTGTAGCAGGGTTTAATAAGCCTAAGAAAACACCTAGTCATCCTACTAAGTCACACGTAGTCGTGGCTAAAGATGGCGATCAAGTTAAGACTATTCGATTCGGTCAACAAGGTGTTACAGGAAGTCCTGATGGCTCAGCAAGGAACAAAGCTTTTAAAGACCGTCATGCTAAGAACATTGCCAAAGGCAAAATGAGTGCAGCTTACTGGGCAGATAAAGTTAAATGGTAATTTTATTGTAACAAATGCTTGACTTTTATACTATATTGTGGTATAATATTAGGAATATAAACAGGATAATATGAATTATTTAAACCTAGTTAACGCAGTGCTAAAAAGACTTAGAGAAGATGAAGTAACTTCTGTTACTGATAACAACTATGCTAAGTTAATTGGAGCTTATGTAAACGATTCTAAGCAAGAAGTAGAGAATGCTTATAGTTGGAATGCATTAACATCCACTATTGTAGCTACGACTGTTCCTAATGTTATTAACTATACATTAGTTGGTAGTGGTCATCGATTTGAAGTAATTGATGTATGGAATAATTCTGATAAAGTATTCCTAGACAATACTCCTTCTAGTCTAATGACTCAGTGGTTATTAACTACTTCACCTCAAACAGGTTCTCCGGGATACTATGCGTTTAACGGACAATCATCTACAGGTAATGTTCAAGTAGATCTATACCCTATTCCTGATGCAGCTTACAATATCTACTTTAACGTAGTAACTCCTCAAGCTGATCTAGTAAACAATACAGATGACATGCTAGTACCAAGTCAACCAGTTATCTTAGGTGCTTATGCAAGAGCCCTAGCAGAACGTGGTGAAGACGCAGGTATTGGTTCAGGTGATGCGTATGGTCAATACTTAAAGGTGTTGGCTGATACGATTGCTTTGGAATCACAGCGTTACATCGAAGAATCTACTTGGATTCCTAACTAATGGCAGAACAGTTAGTCACCTCTTCGATTGTAGCTCCGGGATTCTACGGATTAAACACCCAAGAATCTAGTATTGAGCTAAACAATGGCTATGCTTTACAGGCATTCAACGTAGTGATTGATAAGTCAGGACGTGTTGGTTCTCGTAAAGGATGGCAACCTAAACATGCTACTCTAGCTGCATTGGGGTCTAATCCAGTTAGAGGTATTTATGAACTTATTGCTAATGATGGTACTAAGTACATCCTTGCAGTAGGTAATAACAAACTATTTAAACTTGTAGGTACTACTCTATCAGAGTTAACTTATGGTGGCGGTGGAACTGCTCCTACAATCACAGCTAATAACTGGTCTATTGCAGCACTAAACGATAAGGTTTACTTCTTCCAAGAAGGACATTCTCCTTTAGTATTTAATCCGCTAGTAAGCACTACAACATATAGACGAGTATCAGAACTCGCAGGTTATGCAGGTACAGTGTCTGAAGCTGATGTTGCTATCAGTGCTTATGGTCGTTTATGGACTGCTTCTACAACTGCAGATAAACAAACAATTAAGTTTTGTGATTTGATTGATGGTGCTAACTGGGCAACTGGTACATCAGGTACATTAAATGTATCTACTATTTGGACTAACGGTGCTGATGAGATTACTGGTCTAGCTGCTCATAACGGTTTCTTGATTATCTTTGGTAGAAGACAGGTTTTAGTTTACCAAGGTGCTCAAGATCCGAACACTATGTCTTTATCTGATAGCATTAATGGTATTGGATGTATTGCTAAACACTCTATTCAATCTATTTCTACTGATGTATTATTCTTATCTGATTCAGGTATTCGTAGCTTTGCTAGAACAGTACAAGAGAAGTCAATGCCTATGCGTGATATCTCTAAGAATGTACGTGATGACTTATTATCATTGTTACCGGGTGAAGACCTTAAGAATGTAAGAGCATGTTACAACGAGAAAGAAGCATTCTATGTAATCTCTTTCCCTACAGCTAAGATTAGCTACTGCTTTGACATGAGAGCCCCACTACCTGAAGGTGCAGCTAAGCCTACTATGTGGACTTTAGCACCGACTGCTATGTTCTCAGCTTCAGATAGAATGTTATTGTTAGGTGTACCGGGATATGTGGCAGAGTATGATGGCTACTTAGATAATACATCTACTTACTTCTTCAGTTACTTTGGCAACTATGTTGACTTTGGTGCTCCAACAACTGAAAAGATTCTTAAGAAGATTGGCTTCACAATGGTTGGTGGTGTAGCTCAGCCAGTAGCTGTTAAGTGGGGTTTTGATTACGCTAATAACTATCGTACTGAAACAGTAACACTAGGTGATCAGGTTATCTATGAGTACGGTTCTGCTGAATATGGTTTGGCAGAATACTCAGGTGGTATTGAGATCGATCAGAAACGAGTGAATGCTCATGGTCGTGGCAAGGTGCTACAGTTTGGTTTTGAAACACAGATCAATGGTCAACCTATTTCTATTCAAAAGATTGATGTATACGTTAAACAAGGACGGATCGTATAATGAGTAACTATATTAAAGGTACTAACTTTACAGTTAAAGATACTTTACCTAGTGGTAATGCAAGTAAGATTGTTCGTGGTGCTGAGATTGATGATGAACTAACTGCTGTGGCTGCTGCTGTGGCAAGTAAAGCTGACTCAGCTAGTCCAACATTCACAGGTACAGTTACAGTAGCTGCATTAACTATTTCAGGTGCAGTCACTGGTACGATTGATGGCGGTACTTATTAATTGAAGTTACCAGTAGTTAATCGTCCTGAGTACACAATGTACTTAGAGAACTTTGCAGGGATGTTGTGGTTTCATACAGATGTACGTAAGTGGTCAAGTAAAGTTAAACCAAAGTATCTAGAAGATTTAAAATTATTACAATACTTAGTTAATGTTCCTATAGTAGCATTAGTAGAAGAAGACAATAAGAAGTTAGCTAAGTTCGGTGAACTAACTGGATGGGAAAAGATGGAACAAATGAATTTAAACAATGGTAAAGTAGGCTACGTCTACACAAGGAGTTTATAATGGGTGGTTTAGTTAATTCAATCTTAAGTCCTTTTACAGGAGCTGATGATACAAGAGACGCTGCGAATGCTGCTGCTGCTTCTCAGGCACAGGCTTCTAAAGATGCTGCTGCCGCTGCTGCATTCAGACCTGTAGGAATGACTACAAGGTTTGGTTCAGCTTCTTTCACAAGAGAGATTGATCCGGCTACTGGTATGCCTTATGTAGCAGGTGCTCAATATACAGCAGCTCCTGAGTTATCAGGTTTACAGAATAGATTGTTCAATCAATTTGGTGCAGGATTAACAGGTGCTGAACAGATGGCTGCTCAGTATCAACCTATCGGAGCAGGTGCTCAGAACCTGATGAATCTTGGTCAACAGTATATTGCTCAGTCTCCTGAAGCTGCTGCTGCTCAGTTCATGCAACAACAACAAGGCTTGTTAGCAGGTGGTAGAGAACAACAATTATCAAACATCCGTAATAACTTATTCCAACGTGGTCGTAGTGGTTTAGCTACTGGTGGTACATCTACCGGTATGCAAGCAACTAACCCTGAGATGGCTGCTTATTATAATGCATTAGCTCAACAAGACGCTGCACTAGCTGCCGGTGCTACACAAGCAGGTCAGCAACGTACACAGTTTGGTGCAGGTTTGTTAGGTACTGGTGCAGGTTTATTAGGCACACAAGTACAAGGTACTGTAGGTGCTTATGCTCCATTACAGACTCAACTAGGAATTGCTAACCAAGTAGAACAGATGTCTTTGCAGCCTTATAACCTAGGATTGGCATTAGGATCTGCTCAAGGTGCAACTAATGCTGCTGCTGCAGGTATGTATAACCAAGGTCAACAAGCTGCTGCACAGACTCGCTATCAAGGTGAACAAGCTGCTAATGCTGCTAACTCACAGTTCTTATCTTCATTGATTGGTGCTGCAGGTGGTGCGTATGGTGCTAGTCAGTTAGGTGGAGCAATGAGTGGTGCTAACATTTTTAGTAGTGGATCTCCAGTAACCTCTGCTTGGGGATTCCCTCAACAGATTGGTTCATTCTTTGGAGGCGGTACAGGATATAACCCTGCCTTAGGCGGTGGTACAACAGGATGGGGAGGTTAATATGGGTGACTTAGTCGGAAGATCTTTAAATACACAATCAGATCCTTCTCTTGTTTTACAACAAGCTTTAGCAAACCGTGAGAAACAATACGCTTCTATTCAAAATCCACAACAACAACTAGCTGCTAGACTAGGTGGTATGTTAGGTGGTGGGTTAGTTAACATAGCACAAGATCGTGGTTTCTTTGAAATCAATGATCCATTGCTTACTAAAGTAAGTCAGATTCAAGGTATCTATAATCAGGTAGCACAACAAATAGATCCTGCTGCAGATCCTGCTAGGTTCTATAGTGAACTACAGAAAGCTTACGGTGAAGCAGGTTTAGGTCGTGAAGCTTTAGCAGCAGCTAACGAAGGACAGAAAGCGAGAACAGCTAATATGGACTTCCAAATTAAAGAGACAGCATTGTTTGAGAAGAACCCTGAGTTGTTGGCGGGTCGTATCACTTCAGCTCTTGAAGCAGGTAACGAACCTGAAGCTAATCGTTTAGCTAATCTAAATGCACGTCTAACACAAGATAGAGAACTATCTCTTGAAGCTAAGAAGACTTCTATTGAGAAAGATAGAGCATACATTGCTTATCAAAACAAACTAGCTAGTGATGAGAAGTTTGAATATAAAGCAGTAGATCCTAATAATCCTTTAGCAGGTAACTGGAAGTTTGATAAGACAGGTAGAACAGATCCTCAGTATGTGCCTGTTCCTGCTGAACTTGCTAAACAGTTTGCTCCTCCTACTAAAAAAGACGGAAAGACAGATAAAGAGAAAGCTCCATTAAGTTCATTCTCTGCTAATCCTCCTGCTGCTGCACCGGCTGCTGCTGCTCAAACAACTTGGTCAGGTGTGCCTATTCAACCTAAGACTGCTGTTCCTTTGACAGCTATGCAAGAACGTGACTTTGCTATTCAAAGAGCAATGCCTAATGTAGTAGTAAGTCTATTGACTGAAGAACAAAAGAATGTATTAGCACAAAATCTAGGATTATAATATGGCTGTATTCGATGTACTAGGTGCAAAGAAAGCAGGTTATACAGACGAAGAGATAGCAGGATATTTAGCAGGTGAATCAGGTTTTAATATCCAAGGTGCAATGGATGAAGGATATAAGTTTAGAGATATCATTCAACATTTAAACAAGACTGATGCTACTCCGTTTGAAACCTTCTTACAATCTGCTAAACAAGAAGTAGGTTCTGAAGTTAAAGGAGCTTACCAACTTGCAGGTGGTGAGTTAGATACTGCTGAAGAATCTCTACGTAGACAGATGGCTTCTGAGAACCCTGTGTCAGGTGTACTAGGTACAATTGCAGGTGGATTAATTAACCCATCTACTCTTGTTCCGGGTGGTCTACTATTTAAGGGTGTTAAAGGTGCAGCTACTGCAGGTGCAGCAGCGGGTGCTATCGGTGGTGGATTAGATCCTATTTTTGAAGAAGAAGATAGTCGCTTAGTTAATGCTGCTGTAGGCACTGCTATTGGTGGTACATTAGGTACTGTGCTTGGTGCTGTAGCAGGTAAGTTTGGTCGTAAAGCTGCTCAAGAATTAGTAGAAAAAGCTAAGGCTAAAGGTGCTAAGACTGATGATGAAGTAGCTAAGATTATCAAAGAAGATACTGGTATCAATGTTGATGATCCTAAGACTGTTAATTCTTTATTCCCTGAGAACACTGCTAAAGTAGAATCAACTCCTGATGTTGATAGTATGAATTTCAATACTGTAAACTCTATTCCTGCAAAGACAGAGTTTAAGGGATTGTTTGAGCAGATGTCTATGGACTCCGCTAATCCATTAGCTAGAGACGAAGCTGAAGCAGCATTCACTAAAGGTACACAATCAGGTGACTGGTCTGACTTCTTTAATTCAATCAAAGGATATACCACTGAAGTAGAATTCGGTAAGCTTCCTATTTGGAAGATTCAGGGTGCACTAGATCAGACTAATCCTTTCTATGAACGTAACATTGGTGCATTAAAGCAATGGAACATCGAGAAGTTCTCTGATGGTCTTAACTTAATGCAGACAAGATTCAACGACATCCAAGCATTACGTGCTCCTCAAGACTTTACTGTACCAACATCTAATGCAGTCAATGCTTTCTTAGGCAGAGACGGTCTAGTACTTCCTAATCAATTCCAACAAGCTATTGTTCCTTGGTTAGAGAAAGAACTATTATCATTCCAAAACATTGATACCTTCTATGATGACTTGATTCGCTCAGGTGTGTCTGCTAAAGATGCAGCTAAGTTAGTAGGTGATTCATTCAATCAGTTCTCATTGGTAGCTAGTCAAGTACTAGGTAACAGATCACAAGCTGCTCGTGTATTGTCTGACAAAGCAACCACTAAGTTGTTCGGTAACATGAAGTCATTCATGAACATGCTAGAGAACAGTGGTAAAGGTTTAGATACTGACGCTACTGTAGACATGGTTGACATGGTTCGTAAGCTTAAGTCAGCAAGTGCAGATGGTTCTATCAATGCAGAACAAGCTGTAGCTAAGTTACTTAAGAAGCAAGTCAAAGATCCTACACTGGGTCAGAAGTTCTCAGAAGCAATTACAAACATCTATACTTCAGGTATTCAGACTGCAGTAGTTAACGCATTGTCTCCTCCTGTTAAGATGTTATTGAACGGTATCGAGGCTGCTATCCTAACAGCTACTCCGGGCTCATCTAGATTCTTAGACTTCCGTAGAGCAGGTTCTACATTCTCAGCATTGACTGATGCATTCAGAGAATCATTATTCTTTGGTAAGACTGGCTTCTTAGAAGGTCAATCATTGGATAACATCGGTGACGTAGCAGGTGCGATTGGTAGACAAAAGGGTGCAAGCAAGGCTGAACAAGCTTTAGGCAATGTCATCCGTACAGTAGGTACTCGTCCATCAGTAGGTATCGATGAGTTCTTTAAGACATACTTCCGTAAGATGGAATTGTATGACCAGTTCCACAAACTAGCTTACTCAGGTAGATTCAAGGGACAAGAACGTGACATCTATAATGCACTAAAGAAGATTGATGTTAGTGATAAAGACTGGGCAGTACAATTAGCTGATGCTAAGATTCCCGGAGTAGGTAAGCGTAGGCTTGAGCAGATTGCTGAAGCAGCTAAAGAGTATGCTAAGTTAAATACTTTCCAAGCTGACTTAGGTAAGTTCGGTAATGACTTGTTGAAGTTAAAGTCTAACAACCCTGCTGCTGCTTTGATTATCCCTTTCGTTAAAACACCAATCAACATTCTTAAAGAAGGTGTGAGTTACATTCCCGGTATTAACTTAATCCCCGGTATGACTCCTACTCGTATCCTTCGTGGTGCAGATGGACGTATTAAGTATGATGCTAAAGGTAATGCAAAGCGTACAGCTTACTTAACTAAAGAACAACTAGCAGCAAGAACTGTAATGGGTACTGCTGCTGCAGTTACACTAGCACAACACGTATTCAATAATGAGATTACTGGTTCATATCCTAAAGATCCGGGCAAACGTGCTGCGATGCAAGCTGCAGGTATTCCTGAGTATGCTATCAAGGTAGGTGATAAGTGGATTCCTTATGGTCGTATTGAACCTCTTGCAACTACACTAGGTTTCGTAGCTGATAGTATGAAGATTCTTCAAGATACAGTGGCTAAGAATCCTAATGATAGAAAAGCAGGTGAGATTGCTTCTCAAGTAACTGCTGCACTAGCTAACAACTTAGCTAACAAGACTTTCTTACAAGGTCTTGCAGGTGTAGTACAAGCTATTAACGATCCTGAGCGTCATGGTTCTGCCTTCGTTAAAGGCTTCTCTTCATTAGCAGTACCGGGTGCAGTAGCTCAGTTCTCTAAAGCAACTGATCCTAATCAACGTATTGCTCAGACATTCGGTGAAGCAGTTCTTAACCGTATTCCGGGTCAACGTGAACAACTACCTGAGAGATACAATCTATTCGGTGGTGTTGCTGAAAATCCAATGCAAGGGATTGCTGCATTCACTGGTGTACCTATCCGGAGTGCAGAGCAGACTCCTGAGCAGAAGCTTGTGAGTGACTTAGGTATTGACTATGCTATGCCTTCTAAGAAACTTAAAGGTGTTGAGTTAACTCCTGAGCAACAATCAAGATATCAAGAGTTATCAAGCAACATGTTAACCATGAAGATTCAACAAGCTGTTAACAACCCTTACTTCCAATCATTGCCTAAAGCTAGACAGAAGTTCTTACTTGAGAAGCAATTGAGTGAAGGTAGAAAAGCAGCTACTAACATGATGTATGCAGAGATGGTTCGTATCCCTGAGTTTAGAGAAGAAGCTCGTAGACAAGCAAGACTTAAGAAAGGTTTAGAGGAATGAGATTAGTATTATTTGTAATGTCTATTATGTTAGGTGGTGCTTGTGCTGTAGCGATGGCTCAACCTATCGTAACTGACTCTACTTCTAAATCAGAGACTACTGTAAAGTCTCCTCCTCCATCAGCCATCTCACCGTCTATTACTACTATCAATAACAAGATGTGCTCTAGTGGTGTAGCCGCTGCAGTACAAACTCAAATCTTTGGTATCTCGATGGGAACTACTATCACAGACAAGAACTGTGAGATGATTATCAAAGCTGAATCATTGTTCAACATGCAAATGAAAACTGCCGCTGTGTCAGTGATGTGTCAAGACTCTGCTATTTGGTGGGCTATGTGGGATGCAGGTACATTCTGTCCAGTGGAAGGTAAGGTAGGTGTTGAAGCTAAGAACTACTGGCTTGATAACACTGCTATGATTCCTTCAAGACCTAAGATAAGATGAGATGGTTGCTGTCACTAATTGTCGGTACTTGTTTATATATACCGGCATTAAGTTACACACAAGTTATTCAACATAACATATCGGATGATGGCTATGCTAGAGTTCCCTTACAGTTTCCATTCCCTTATTATGGTCGTGTGTTTACTGAATCATATATGTTTAGTAACGGTGTTGTTGGTTTCCTCAATCCAACAAATCATTTCTGTTGCTCAGGATATGACATAACACAGCCCAATCATCCGTTTAGCTTTGCTATTATGCCACTGCAGACGGACTTAATTAACTATCAAGGCAGGTTCTTAACTCAAGGCACTACTCAGTTTCAAAGATACATGTGGGAAAACATCAGTGAATACGGTAGACCTGAGAACCTTAATACTTTTAGTGTGGAGATTAGACCGAGTGGATTCATCGGGATTGACTATGAGAAGATTAATATAGATCCTTGGCGAACAGTAACAATGGGTATGACTGGTGATAGTGCTCTAAACCAGTACACATTAAACTATAGTGGTGCAGGGTTTGTAAGCACACAAAATGTGTCGTATATTACACAAATTACAACAGACTTTTGTATTGGAAACCCATTATATGACCCAAGCTGTGCAGGATACACTCAAGCTTATTACAATCAACAATGCAGCATTAACCCGCTGTATGACAGAGGATGTAGTGGATACGAAACAGCTTATGCACTTGCTAATGTTATCCCAACATCAACAACAACTGTTTCAGCACCAGTACTTCAAATCAGTACAACAGGCACAATCAGCGTTGAAACTCCTATCGTGTCTGACCCAATTGTCAACGAAGTAATAACAAGACCAAGTAATGTTAGCACACCAGTTCAACAAACTAATCAAGTGTCTTCCACTGCTAATGCCCAAGCAGAACCAAAGTCGGAGAAGAAGACGGAAGCTAAACCAGTGGCAAAGCAGAACAGAAATGAAGCTAAGAATGAAGTCACGCAGACAGCACCGGTAATGGTGGATGTACCTATGCAGGTTCAACCGTTAATGATTGTTGATATGCTGTTTAAGAATATGGTTAAGAAACCAATACAAGATAACAATAGAAGTTACTATGCATTAATAATGGGTAGTCAGAAATCACACGAGGAGATGGTAGATGAGCAGTACAGAAAAAGAGATTAGTGTAGCTGGCTTTAGCTTTAAACTAACTAATAAGTTAATGATAATGATTATCACTATTGCACCGGTAGTTGGTGGTGCTTTTTGGGGTACGTTTGAAATCTATAATGATTACATGTCTATGCGTAGTGCTATTAAGAACTACGTAAGTCCTGACTTTACAGAGTACGATAAGAAGTTAGCATTGATGGAAGAGTCCACAGCTAAAGTAAATGACTATACTCGTGATATCAAGAATGATATTAAGAATGATGTACGTAGACTTGAAAAGGTTGTCGAGCAGGTAGAGAGAGATGGTAAACAATTATCTCGTGAAGTAGATAAAGACCTACGTGAGATGCGTAAAGAAGTAGACAATAAGATTAAACGAGCTTTAGATAACCCATTAGCAAATAAGGAGTAAGTATGTTTTCATTAATCTCAACACTAGGTGGACTGTTAGTCTCCGGATTACCGAGTCTATTAGGTTTCTTCCAAGACAAGTCTGATAAGAAGCATGAGTTAGAACTAGCTCAGATGCAGACTGACAGAGAATTGCAGATGATGGAGCGAGGCTTCATTGCTCAAGCAAAAGTAGAAGAGATACGCACAGATCAAGTTATGATGCAGACAGATGCTGAAATGACTAAGGCTGCCTATGCTCATGATGCTAAGGTTCTAGAGAAGGCTGCTCCTTGGGCTTCTACATTCGTTGCTACTGTTCGTCCTGTAGTTACCTACTTGTTTGTTGCTGAGTTGTTCATTATCAATATCGGTATTGGTTGGTATCTATTCACTCATGGAACTTTGATTACCAATGTAGATGACTTCCTAGCAGCGACTGATATGATATTCAGTGAAGACGAGATGGCAATGCTTGGTGCTATTATCGGATACTGGTTCGGTTCTAGAGGTTGGTCTAAGAAATGAAAGTAAGCGATAAGTGTATTCATATGATTATGCACCATGAAGGTGTACGTAGTAAACCATATCAATGCCCTGCTTTATTATGGACTATTGGAGTAGGACATGTTATTGACCCACACCACGCTAAAGTTAAACTGGATGATAGAAAACAATTACCTATTCCTGCAGGTTGGGATAGGGTTCTAAGTAACGATGAGATCATGGACATCCTTAAAGCAGACCTTAACAGGTTTGAACAAGGTGTCCTACGATTGATTAAAGTACCTTTAACTCAAGGTCAGTTTGATGCACTAGTTAGCTTCTCTTTCAACGTAGGGTTAGGTAATCTACAGAACTCTACACTTAGAATGAAAGTTAATCGTAGTGAGTTTACGGATGCTGCTGAACAGTTCTTAGTATGGACTAAGGCAGGTGGTAAGGTATTGAAAGGACTCGTCACTAGACGTACTGATGAACGAGCCCTATTCGTTAGTTAATCGGTTTTATTCCGATTATCTATACAATAACTTTATAAGTTGTAAACAAGAGACGGATGAAACCTAAGTCTATTACTACATAGACTGAAACATCATCCTCTCCTACATCATCACCATTGACGTACTCTACACCAATGGCGAATCCTTTAATAATACTTAGTTCTACGTTCATATTTCACATCCTCCTGCAGTACAGCTTAACGTCTGAACACCTTCCACGTTATCGTCATACTCCTTAAAGTTTTCCCAATCAACAGAATCAGGTACTAACATACGCAACTGATTGTATTGCTCTTCAGTACACTCTTCATACGGTGCTTGCTTGTATGTTCCACCATCCATCGGTAGGAATGATACACCAGTTACCTCATCAAAGTGTTTGTAAACCCAAGCTCCTACTTCCATCCATTCGTCTTCTTTAACACTGATAGTTACTGAAGGCTTATGTTCACAGTAGTGACGTTGGAATAACAACCATAACTTCAAGTGATTAATAGCAGACAAGTCCTCTCGTAACAGTGCACCATCAGCTACTTTAACTGGAAAGCTAAACACTGTAGTACTATCAGGCTTCATCACACATGGTTCAGCTACAAACCCTGCTTGAATCATGAACTGAGTTAGTGGATCTTTATTATCAGCTCTTACCCTACGAATATAATACTGACTATGCTGAGGATGAATACCACTAGCAGTAGAACATAGTTGTGATACTGTTCCTTCGGGTTTAATAGCTGTAACAGCGACAGACTGATTGATACCGACAGCACTAGCAAACTCACAATTAGTAGTAATGGCAACGTCACGTAACTTCTCCAATCGTTTAGGTAACTCTACATCATCAGGGTTATTCAACAAAGCATTGTCTAGGATACCCGTCATTGATACACCTAGTAGTGCTTCTTCTTCTGTATTCTTCTGCCATACCTTACGTAGGTAAGGGAAGTTAGTTAACGTAGCTTGGAATGTCCCAAGAATCGTAGCCAACTTAATCTTACGTTCCAAAGAATCCATAGTATCATCACTACGAACAATGCAAGAGGATAGATTACAGAACTGATAAGGGCGAAGAATGATCTCAGAGCAAGGGTTCGTACCAAACTCGTAAGTACTGTCTCGTCTGCCATTCTTTGCAGCTTGTTTCTGCGATGCATCACGATTAAATATTCCTCTCTCACCACTATGTGATTCATAAATACTAGTCCACTCTCTCATGAACTGACCGATACTTGGACGCTCTTCGTAAGTAGCTGAGTTGTTAGCTAAGGCACGTTGACCTTGACCATCCCACCATGCACCTGCTTTAGCATGAGCCATCTTATCATCTGATAAGTCAGACAATGAAATCATCGCAGATCTTCGTACACCTCCCACGACAACAACTTCCCCGATCTTACACAGAATGTCATGACACTCCAATGAACTAAGCTTCCGTCCCACCGCACCTTTAAATTTAGTAATTGTAAATTTGAAGAGATACTCCAATGGCTTCGCTCCACTAGCTCTTCCTCCAAATGTCTTGAGTCTCGCACCCGCAGGTCGAACTTTTGACAAGTCAAACTTTGGAACTTCGCCAGAGTATAGTAAAGCCAGTAACTGCCTGAGTGATTTAGCCCACCCTTCTTTAGAATCCGAAACAGAAATAGTAGTTTCACTATCGAACAACTTATCCGGTACTTCAGGTAACTGCTTAACATATTTTTGCTCCACTGAGAAACCTACACCTGTACCACATAACAAGATGTACATAGCTTCATCGAATGCTTTAGGGTCATCGATAGGAAGGTATGAACAATTGAATGCAGCTACGTTCTGACGTTCTAATGCAGCACCTGCAGTCATTACAGCTCGCATACTAGGTACTACATCTAGACCAACTACTGCTTCTTCTAACTCTGCACGTAACTCAGGAGTCAATGTATAATCGTTCTTCTCCTTAAGATTCTTAGTCATGAAATCAAAGTAACGTGCTACTGTTTCATTCCAATGCTCACGTCTACCCTTGTCATCTAAGTAGCGACTGTATCTGCTCTTAGCAATAAAGGTATTGTAAGGTGTTAATTCGTATTTACTCATCGTCTTCTTCTTCTCCATCATAGTCGACTTCAGTCATTAGTCGATCATAGTTATCTTCAATACGGTCTACAAACATCTCGACTATCTCCTCCGAAGTTACATCTAGTAACTCAAGAAGAGATAGCTCATCGAGCCGCTTCAGCCTTTCTTGTAATTCTTGTAGCGTCAACGGATACATAGTTTACTTACGTTGCTTTGTTACTCGTTTTTCAACAACGATTGGTTTAGCTTTAGTTTTGTTCTCTTTCTTAGCTGTAGCAACAGTCGCATAGAATTCAATGGCTTTACCTGTTGCTTCATGAATAGCTTTTAAATGCTTCAGTGTTTCATCTTCCTGTCCTACCCAAGAGTACAAGTTAACGAAGCGACCTGTAGCTGATTGGATTGTTAGATCTAGATCAAACTCATCATCAAAGATGCTATCTGCTAGTGGATTAAACGCACCCTTC